ATGTTTGGGTACAACCGGTTTATGGAAATAGTAATTTGTCGGATAACGCAAGTCAATGGTTATACATTCAGACCAAAGCCGCTGCGAATATTTGTGTCAATGATACGAATAAAGAGGAGGTTTATGTCGGGTATCGTGTTCGAGGTGGTCCGAATGGTTGCTCCACATCCTCGGCGAAATATGTTTATAAAATACAAGAGTCGAATGCTGGTTATACCAAGACATTACATATTCCACAGACGGCGAGTCAATACACGTTACAGGTACAGCGCAAATGCGCGAATCCTACGGGTGCGTTAAAACCTTTCCCTTTTGCGGTGAATGGTGGATCGTCGAACTCAAAGACGCCTTATGCTCCTCCTCCGGTTCAGATTGTGAATTATAATACGCCACCAGAATGGTATACTGGGGTGAAAGAATAAGCTTTCGTGGGTGGAGGAGGTGTTTACTAATTAAATCGGTTTTTATATTTATATATATTATAATATGGCTACTTACAAAAGAGACTTTAGTAAAAAACTAAAAAGAAATATTCGGAAAAATATAAAAACCAGGAAAACCCAGAAAACTTTCAAAAAAAGAGGTGGTTATAAAAACAAAAGAAGAAATGGTAATAAAACTAAAAAAGTTGGTGGATGGCCTTCATTTTCATTAAGTGGTTATAGTAGTGATAGTGGTAAAAGCAGTACGAGTAGTACGAGTAGTATGAGTAGTATGAGTAGTACGAATAGAAATATTATTGAAACTAATAAGAAAGAACCTTTTATTGTTAAAGATGACCCAATAATGTTATATAAAAAAAAAAATCGTCAACGTATGTTTATGTATATCTATGATAGAGGAGATATTTATGGTGAGTTTAAGGTTTATTTACCCGAAGAAAGAAATTATAATATATATCCAAAGACCATCACTGTAAGTTTAGCTGAATTTGACATAATTCCTGTTGTTTTTAAATCAGATAATGGTGTTGATATTAAGAAAGTTGAGCAATTATTTAGATCTGATGAAGAAAAAGAAAATATATTGAAAAAGAATATTAATGCGAATTTGATGTCGGAACGTATTTGATATCACAGGTAAAACTATAATGGTCTACTTAGATTATCATTTTTATATAATATGTGACAATCATTTATTATATAAAATTCTGATTTTGATTTATTATTTTTTATTTATTATTTTCTATTTTCGTCTTGTTCTTCTATGACGATGTTTTCTACTCTTTTTTCCACTTTTTCTTTTGTGGCGACGACCATGATGTCTTCTTGTTTTTCTACCACCCATTCCCATAAAAGGCGCACGTGCGATTCCACTTGCGAATGTTCCTACACCTGTTCCTAATCCCGATAAACCGCGCATAGTTCCTCTTGCCGCTACATCGGCAGCCCTTGATCCCACCCTTGCCGCGGTTGATCCCATACTTTTTGCAGTACTTGCCGCGCTACTTGCCGCACTACGCGCAGCATCTTTCGCCTTTTCATAATAACTTCTGTTATCACAAGGGCAACACCCCGCATTTGTTGTAGTGCTTGATTCTAAAACTGTTGTTTGGGTTTCTTCTGGAGGATTATTATTCATATCACTCATTATATATTATAAGCGCAGATTAAATTATTTTATTTTATTTTATCGGGTATTATTTTTACTAAATATTTTTGAATTGATTTATATTTCAATTATCTAAGTAATATATTTTATATATGTATTTTATATATGACTCGTTCTATTCAAAAAGATATAAATATATTTATCCCTTCTAATAATACATCATTTGTCACGATTGTGTCGGTTTTTGTTATTTTTTTAATCATTCTATTCTTGAAACCTGATTTGTTTTTTATGGCTTTTAAAACCTTTTTAGGAAATGTCGTTTTATTATTTATTATTTTAGGCGTCTCCTATATTAATTTCAAATATGCTATTGCTTTGGCACTCTTTTTTATTATATTATCCAGAGTCACATGGACATCGTCTTTACAGGAAGGATTTGCCGTGAAGAATGCTTGGTCTAAAGATTTAGTGGCGAAATTCTTGAAATTCCAGAAGGTTTTGAACCCAAATGTGGTTTTTGATATGAAAGTCGTTCAACAACAGGCTTCACCTGATGAGGTGGAATATTTGTTCAAACATAATAAATGGCCTTGGTCTAAACGGGTCATCGATATATATAAACAGGCGGTGGCGGAAAATTCGTTTGTGAAAGTGGACCCCGGAATTTCTATGATTGATGCGCAACGAATCTATAATGAAATGGCAATGAAACAGATATTGTCATTTGGAACCAAAGAGGGGACCTTTTTATTAAACGGCGTTGTCATCGGTCGCAATAAAAAAATGCCTAGTAATGTTAACGATGTTGTTAGATGTGGCACTGACCCAAAGACCAAGAGGTCTGTCGTGGAAAAGGTGGTATATAATGGATATGATTCCATTAGTGGTGCGATGAATAAGACTGTCACGAATGTGGGAGTTGGTCAAATACCTGGGCTTGTGAATGGTTTTAAATTTTTGAACGGACCTTGTAATCCTTGTTCGCCTCTAGATAATCCGCCTAATTATTCTTGTCCGTTTTCTTTGAACACAGGTAATGGTGCCGAGGTGAGTCCTATATGGAAACTTTTGTGGTATCCTGGAGGGGGGGCGCCTAATAATGAAATGTTAACTGGAACATCTAGTAAAACTGGTAGTGGTAGTGAAAAATTTCCTATTCTTAAAGAATTAAAAAATGAACTTAACAACCTTGATTTTTTTGGTATGATTAAGGGTACTAGTGGAAATCAAAAAATGATGACTACTAAACAACATGTCAATCAAAAAATGACGACGAATAGTAAGAATAAAAAATAGAAAATATATTTTAAAGAAAAAATATATTTTAAAGAAAAAATATATTTTAAAGAAAAAATATATTTTAAAGAAAAAACACAAATTATTTAAGTATTATTATATTCGTAATAATTCACAATATATTTTTTACTATAAATATACAAGAGTAATTAAATGATTCATGAGTTTTTACAATATATTGATGCGGATTTTTTTCATCGTAAAGATTTAATTATTTTTGATATTGGCTCTAGAGATTGTGAACAGTCTATTGAATTTTATCATAAATTCCCGAATGCCCGTATTTTTGCTTTTGAATGTAATCCAAATACATTACCTATTTGTAGAAAAAATATTGAAAATTATCAGGATAGAATTACTTTAATAGAAGGCGCTGTTTGTGATTATGATGGTGAAATTACATTTTATCCTATAGATCAAGAAAAAACCGTTACTACATGGGTCGATGGAAACCCTGGCGCGTCGTCTTTATTTAAAAGTAGTGGTAATTATGATTGTATCGAAAAATATGTTCAAAATGAGATTGTTACCAATTGCCATCGTTTGGATACAGTTATTGAAAAATACAATATTCCAAAAGTAGATATTATTTGGATGGACATACAAGGTGCTGAATTATTGGCATTGAAATCACTTGGTAAATATTTGAATTATCTTGAATATGTATATACAGAGGTAACATATAATTCAGAAATGTATACTGGGCAGGTCATGTTTGAAGAACTACATGATTTTATGTTAAAAAATCATTATATTGTAAAAAATAATTTGAGCATGGGTCAATGTTGGCAAGATAATGTCGTTTATAAAAATACAAACAATACTTATTATAAAGAGAAACTGGAGAAACTGGAGAAAAAAGGAATTTTTTTTGACATTGTTATTCTAGTTGGTCCAAATGATCTTGATAAAATAAATAGACAACTTGAATATAATAAAAAAAATATCATTGGATATCGTAATATCTATATTATTCCTTATGACCAGAATATTCAGTTTGAAGGATGTATAACTATTCCGGAGAGTATGTTTCCTTTTAATATTTGGTCGGTTTATAATTTTCACGGTAAAACGAATCGTGGGTCTTGGTATTTACAACAACTTTTTAAATTATATGCTGGATTTGTTATTCCTGATATTATGGAAAGATATTTAGTTATCGACAGCGATACCATATTTTTAAAACCTACCACATTTATTCAAGATGGGTTATGTTTATTGAATTATTCTGATGAATTCTGGGGTGAATATTTCTTATTTATGGAAAGATTACATCCATCTTTTAGAAAAATGCATGAAAAATCTGGTGTGTGTCATCATATGATATTTGAAAAAAAATATGTTAAAGAACTCATTGAAATGGTTGAAAAAAATCATAATAATCACTATTTTTATGATATTTTTTTATACAGAGTAGACCAAAATTATATTTTGGGTTCTGGTGCGTCAGAATATGAACTATATTTTAATTACATGTTAAATTATCACAGTGATAAATTTATATTGAGAAAATTATTGTTTATTAATACTGGTGATTTTGATGATAAAACTAATCTCTATAATGATTTGAATTTAGATTATGTTTCTGTTCACTGGCATATTAACGCAAACAAACCAAAATAAAAATATTTTATCGACCACTATGCGCTTTTATCATAGGGAATTTTTGTAGTTTTTCAGGATTATTATTTTTATCATTCATATATTGATCAAAATTATATTCCCAATTACAATATTGATTTATGTAATGATGTATATCGCCGAGTAATGTCGGGGCTGCGGTTTGAATTGAATCAGAACAAATTAAACCGAATACTCTTTCTAAACAACAACGCTGGGTTCGTGTTGTTATGTGATCAAGTAAATTGAAAAAATGGTAGGTTTCGTGGAGCGTGGATGAAATGTATTCGGTATTTATGATTGACATCACGCCATAAGAACCAGTCCACTGTTCTTTTTTTTCATATAATTCCAGTAGTCGTTGGGTGTGTTGGGGATTTAATTTGCTGATGAGATATTTGATGTCGTTTGTGAGGTCGGGGTTTGGAGGTTTTTCCCAGAAATGCTGAAAATTCCAAATCAGTTTTACTTCACTAGATGTTTCAAGGTTGATTGGTTGTTGAATGAATACAGAATCATGTATGATGATTGCTTTTGGGAATAACTTGTATTTATTCAAGTAATAATAGGGTAATAATTCACCGCGACCTGGGAATTCCGATTGAATGAAAAAAACATTTGTTATTGGAGGGGTGTCGGGGAGAGTTTGTATGTATTCGTATTTGCTATTATCATCTATGATAATGACCGTGTTTGTTGGATAGAATTTACGAATACAACTATAACACTCGTTCCAATATTTGTTTGTTTTTTCTGAGT